CCGCGGCACATTCGGGTCGGTGATCGTCGCGATCAGATTGCCGCCCTCGCCCACATCCTTGAACATGTCCACGGATTGGATGAAGCCGAGCACCTCCGAATAGCGCTGATCGATCGAGAAGGTGAGCGCGGCTGCCTGCACGTTCACGCCCTGCTTGAAACCGCTCGCCGCCTGGACTGTGCCCGCGCGTGTCAGGAGCAAATTGCCGTCCGGCTCATCGTAAGCCAGCAACGCTCCATATCGGCACAGCTGGTCGATGATCTCGAAAGCTGTAGTGCCAAGCGTCAGGCTGAACTGCGGGATAACCGGCCCGAGGTCTGCCACATCCGCCCGCACGCCGATCGGGCTGTCCGGCTGTCCGTAAGGTTCGGCCAGCTTTCGCGCGATCTCGAGTACGGACGAGCCGCTGATCTGGCCGCCCGGCCATTCGGCGGCACAGTCCACCAGGTCAGCGCACTTGCCGCGGCCCGAGATTCGGATCGTGTGACTTCCGGCATCGATGGACGGTGCGAATCGGTCCACGTAGCCGGTGATGACCGTGTCGCCGCCCAGCAGCACCTGGCAGGCGTCACCGGGCTGGATGACAAAGGCACTCGCCTCGTCGGGATACAGCTCCGTCATTTCGACTTCGAAGTCACTCGGGCAGCGTTCGATGCCACGGGTGACGCGCACCGACGTCCAGCCGAACATCTGCCGTCCGCCGACGATCAGAGTAAGGTCATCGGTCATTTCGAAAGCGCATTGAAATTCAACGGCAGAAAGGCAGGGTGCACGCAATCGGAGACGGACACGAGTTCATCACTCCTGCTCGCGTCCCGATACAGCTTCTGCGCCAGCACCGGCGCCGGAATCGGCGTCGACATCTGAACGGCAGCGGTGTCCGGCAACCCGGCGCCACGGGAGTTCAGATCGGTCACGACCGCGGCGCGCAGCTTGCGCAGCGCATTGAAGGTCGCGTCCTCGCCCTGGTCGCCTGCGATCTCGATTTCCCGGTCCAGCGCATCGCATACCGCCGCGCGCACCTCCGCAGCATCGTCCGACGAGATAGGCTGATAGGCGCTCGACGCGCGCGCCAGCGCCACGACCGCGGCGCGCCGGAACAAATCCCCGCTCGCGCGCTGCATCGTCGCCATTGCCGCGCCGATCGCCGCCGAGCCAGTCGGATCGCTCGGCGTGAAGGCAGCCAAGCCACCCAGCATGCGGATCGCGTCGGCCGGGTCCACCGCCGACGAATTCACGGCAGCGGCCAGCGCCTGCGCCGCGGTTGCAAAGTCGCTCGATGTGCTCATGCGCCCAGTTTTCCTGCAATAGAGGCAAGCGCCGTCGCAGCGTTCACGACCTGCGTGCGCGCCGTTGCGCCGGCGGCGATCAGCCCAGCGACGGTAGCGACAGATTTTGTCGCATTGCTCCGCCCGCCGAAGAACCGCCCGTTATTGCCGCTCAATCGCCCCACCATGTTGTAGAGATTCGTCGCATCGTTTGCCAGGCGCTGCGCCTGATTGGCCCATGTCGCCGCGGTGGTCGCTGCCTGTTTCACGACAGCGGCGCCATGCTTGAGTGCATCGCTCACGCCGGCGGCAAAGTCACCCGCGGCTGCCATATCTGCCGCAGCGGCCGTGGCTAAGACAGCATCGCCTGTTGATGTGGCCACCGCCGGGAAAGTCCGCCGGCCCGCCTCGATGAACACGAAGTTCAGCTCGAAGACCCGGCCCTGGTCCCAGCGCTCGACGCTGGAAAACTCCACCAGGCTTGCCGTCATCCGGCCCAAGGTCGGGTGGATGAGCTCGCCGTCTCCCGGCGCCTCGCAGACGGCGATCATGCGATCGCGCTGAGCAATCACGTCTTCGCCGACCAGGAAGCCACCCATCACGATCCGGCGGGCCTGCCGGCCGAGGTCTTCCACCCAGGCTGTGTCGCGGTATGGATATTCGTGCACCGCGTTTCGCCGCCCGAAGTGACTCTCGCCAACGAAAACGCCGAACTGCACACCGCGGTAGCTGGCCGGCCGGAGCCGGTCCATCCAGAACTTCCCCTGCCCGGCGATATTCGCCAGGCCGAGATCCGCCGCGGCGCGCGTGACGGTATTGACGCCAGTCGTGACCGCATTGGTCAGCGATCGGACGCCATCCAATGCGTTATCGATGCTCATGGATCAGCCTGCCGATAAGGTGTTCATGGAATGGTTGATGCGCACCGGCACGTCGCCAGATGCAGTCCGTGCCGTCGCCTTAGTGCCTGCCGGCGCGTTCGGGATAGTCAGGGTGATGTCGACCTTCTGTGGATCGCCGCCACCCATCCCGGCCTTCACGCGCGAGAGATAATTCGCGGTCTCCGCGACCCACGGCTTTCCGCCGCCCTGCACCGCCTTTGCCTGCTTCGCGCCACCGTTGTATTCGGTGATGGCCGCGTCGACGTTGCCGCCGTACCGTTGCATCAGGTCCTTCATGTAGCGGCCTGCGGCATCGATCGATGCATACGGATCCGTGATGTCGCCGCGGCCGTACTGTCCCCAGGTCCCTGGCATGAACTGCATCACCCCGCGTGCGCCCATCGGTGAAACGGCCAGACTTCCGCTGCGCTCGCCATAGTTCTTGATTGCGTTGAGCAGCCCAGGCGGGAGCTTGTTCGCCTGCTCCACCGAAGTCGCGTACGCGTTCAGCAGCGGGTGGTTGTACCCGAGCGTCCGCGGATCCACGCCGGCGGATCCCGGTGACATGCCACGCCCACTTCCAGCCGCCGATGTGCCGACGTAAGCCGGCGCGGATGCGCCAGCTGCGGGTTTGCCGTCGTCGGAATAGAGGTCGTAAAGCAGGCGCGGCACCCCGCCGAAAATGTATTTCGCCGGGTTTTGACTGCGAAGCTTCTCGAACTTCGTGATCATCAGGTCGAGCTTGTCGACGATGTACGAGATGACGCGCCCAGCCTTTTTCAGCTCCTCGGTGAGCGTCGTGAAATCCGCCTTCTCCACCCACTCCACCAGCTTCTGCATGCCGTCGGCAACTTTTTGCGTCACCTGGTCGCGGTTGAGCTCGATCCAGCTGGTGAACTTGGCGATCAACGGCGTGAATGCCGGCGCCACCGCGCCGATGACAGAGTTTTTCAGGCCCGTCAGTGACCCTTCCAGCTGGAGAATGCTTTCACCGTAGCGCTTGGCCGCCTCGAGTGCCCGTCCGTCCAGGACGATGCCGAGACTCTTCGCGCGCTGCTCGAGCGCCTCGATACCTTGCGAGCCCTTCATCAGCAGCGGCAGCAGTCCCTCGAGTCCCAGCGCCTGCGCGATGGTGTGCTTCGCACCGATGTCCGGCTGCGCCGCAATCGCGTCGGAGACGTCCTTCAGGGTGCGGACCACGTCGATCGCGCCGGTGGAGGTCGTCCGAAACCCGATGCCGAGCCGGTTCATCAGCGCCACCACATCCTGATTCCGCCCCCACTTCGCATCCTGCATCACCTGCCGCAAGGAAGTCAGTCCGCCGGTCAGCGTATTCGAGGACAGCCCCGCCAGCTCGGCGGCGCCGCGCAGCGACTGTAGCCCTGCCGTGCCGGTGCCGAGCAGGCTCGCAGTCTGCGAGACCTCGATGCCGAGCTTGCCCCAGCTGCTCACCAGCGCCACCATCCCGGCGATCGAGCCAATGCCAATCACGGCCGACATCGGCGCGACGATCTTCGAGATACTGGCCGCGGCGCCCTCTGCCGCCCGACTCACACCGGACAGCGCCTTAACCGCGACGTTCTTGCCCACTTCCCGGGTTAGCGACCGCATCGAGCGCTGGACATTGGTGACAGGCCGAACCATGCGCTCCATCGAATTATTGATCCGGCGGATGGACGCGGTTGCCCGGTCATTCGCCGAAATGACGATCGCGAAATTGTTCTTAGTTGCCATCCGATTCACCCGCCCTGCTTATGCGTTTGGACTGCTCGTTCCACCAGTGCAGCCCGCCGTCGCCGAACCACGGAAGCCCCCATGCATCATTCGGGCCCCAGTGGAAGAAGTGCGTCAGGTCGGCGATGACATCTCGCCAGTTTCCGGGCCACCGACCGTAAAGCTGCCCAAAAAATCGTTCGCCTCCTGGAAGTCGCGCTGGCACAGCTGCTCGACCACCAGGCGCGGCACCTTGGCGATCTGGGAAATCAGCGAAATGCCGACGTCCACCCCGCTGTCGCCACCCGCCTTCGTCGCCTTCGAAAGCTCGCCGGCAGTCGGCTCGCGCAGCGCCAGCTCGGCGTAGGTCTGGTCCTTGATCGCCACCGGCTTGCGCAGCACGATGACTTTTTCTTCCTGCAGCTCCATTACGCCTCCTCGACGCTGAGGCCTTCCCACTTCACATCGAAGGTGGCCTCGCCGGTTTTCACTTCCTGGGCATCGACCGTCCACATGCCGCGGCCGATGATGGTTTTGCCGTTGGCCAGCTCGGCCGTGACGGTGACGTTCGTCATCGCGTTGAAGTCGGCGACCGTCAGGCCGCCGGCATCGCGGAAGGAGCCGGAGATGTAGCCGGCATGCGGCTTTTCCGAGTAGCCGTGCACGCGGTCCTGGCCGATCAGCGTCTCGCGCGTCACCTTCGACGGGCTGTACGCGAGGTCGCCGGCCAGCATGTAGGACTGGCCATCGACTGAGAGGTAGGCGATACCTGCCAGGCGGTTTGTCGTATCTGCCAATTCAGGCTCCTATTCAGTTGAGACGGAACTGCGCCAGCAGCGCGAAGATCCGAAGCTGGTTGATCAAGGTGCCGGGCCACAGCACGTCGACGCGGTTCGGGTTGCTGGCATTCTTGTCGACGATCAGCGCCTGCTTGAAGGCGTCGCCGTTCTGCACCAGGCCAGCTTCCTCGAGCGTGCGGTACTGCGCGATGATGTCCGCCCGGATCGTGTTCGGCGTCACCACGTTGGAGCCGGCCGCGAAGCGCGTGCCATTGGCGGCCAGCTTCACCCGGGCATACTTGGTGGTTACCACCGCCTTCAGCGCGCGCAGCACGAACGCCAGCGTGAACATCGTCTCGACTTCCAGGAAGCTGTCGTCGGGCGCGCCGAAGGCATTCTTCTGGTAGGTCGTGATCAGGTTCTCGATCGCCACCGTGCCGTCGTCAGCCACCGTGAAGGTCGAGATGCCGTCGAACAGCAGCGTGTTGCGGTCGGTCAGCTGGAAGCGCGACTGCAGCGGCGGCGCCAGCACACCCTGCAGCGCCAGCGTCTGCAGCGGCGTGGCCGGGTCGGCGCGCACGCTCACGGCGACAGCGCCGGCGAGCGCGGCCGCCCAGATCCAGTTCGGCGTCGGGGAATCGTTGAACCCCATGATCGTGCCGTGCGGATCGTTGCGGCCGGTACCGAGCGTCGTCTGCGCGCCCAGCGTGCCGCGGTAAGCGGCGAAGAAATGGCCGTACAGCTGCACATTCCACGCCCAGCGGCCGGTGGTGTCGTTGAGCAGCGTCTTGAACGCGTCCAGCGAGGTGCTGTCGGTGTACGGGCAGACGATGAAATCGAACGCCATGCCGGACAGATTGCCGAATGCCGTGGTCAGATTCGGCGCAGTCGCACCATTGGCCATCTGGACCAGCGTGACGCCCAGGCCGGCCGGCAGCACTTCGCCGCCGCGGGTGCCCTGGTAGTTC